AGATGAGCAGAGAGTCGGAGAGGCTGATGCCGACGCGGAAGCCGAGATTGAGGCCGCGTCGCCAGAACCTGAGCCAGAAACAGACCTCTCTGACGAGTTCCCTGAGAATGTCTATTGGTACCAACACACCGTCCCGTTCCTTGACGCAACCATGTGCGACGCCACCTTCTCACGCGATGATTTGCTTGCCGTCAACGGGTCGAGCTTCTTTCACGCAAGGTTTCACCACATCACCGCACTTTCTGGTGATCAACGGCTGTTGTCGCGACGTTTCGCCAAGGCCATGGAGAAGAGTACGCTAATTGCGTGGTATGAACTGAACCTTGTGACACTCTCATGGGTTGGAACGGAACACGAGAAAAGAATTGACTCACGCGGCACTGGGGAGCTGGTGCCGGTCAGCGGGCACCTGCTCCGTGAGATGCGGTTGCACCTACGTGGCCCTACCGTCGAAACCCTTGCCGCCTTTGCCCTTGAGATCATGGCTCGCACCACGCGGCTGAATACGGGTTTCGCCGCTCTCCATGCGAGCGGGGCTAGTGATTCTGCATCATTGTACTCTGCCATCACGCTTGCGACGCAGCGGGCTGTTCAGGACGTCCCAGATGCCGTGCATCTCACTGGCACCCTCTCAGCACTCATGACCGGGACCTTCAGGACCAAGAGCATTGTAGGAGGGTGCACGGCCGTGTTCGGAGACCCCGCGACCTGTGAGGCGCCAACGCGCCCTGGCTTCAACTTTGGCATTGGTGAGATGGTTCCTGAGAAGCCCACGTTCCTCCATCTCCCTGTTTTTCCACATGGGGCCCTGCAACTGGTGCCGGTCCAAATGGCGCAGGACGTTCCCTTGTTCGCTGAGAGTGTGTTGGCGCGCCTCAACCGGGACCCCGGGCCCCTCAGTCCTGATGACGGGGAAAAGCTCACTTGCGCTTACGCCGCCATCACCCACTACCTTGGCACAGCAAACCTTGAGGCTTTCTCGATCACGCCGGATGATCTCGACGAGATAGCGGCAGGGCAGTGGGTGACTGACTCTATCATCGGTGCCACCAAACGGGCTGAGTTTGCGGCCTGGCAGATGGATGTCGCGCGGGCCCTCACGCGCCATGACACTGCGGCTATTGAGCAGGAGGTCGCCAGACTGGGCTGTCATTTCAAGGCTTTCCCTAAGAAGGAGGTGCTGAATTGTGACTGGTTCTGGTGCGCAAAGAACAAGACAAGTCGTATCATTGTCGTTCCTCATCCGTACGTCAGGGCAGTTCTCTCAGTCTATGAGCACCTGTTCGGGCGGGCCATGATGGCCAGTTTTGGCTCCACAGCAGCCTCACTCCAGGCCGACCTTAGAACAGGAAATGCGCCCATCTTCGTTAAAGGTTTGGACCTGGCACAAAAGCAGTCTGTGGTAAGCACTGTGTGTGCCGCTCGGGACATCGAGAGCACGGATGTCAGCGCATGGGAGTGTGTTGTTTTCCGCGACAGGGTCAGGGAGAAAAACATGTTGTGCACCTGTTTCACAGACTGCGGGCCTTTGCGCGTGTCCTACGAAGGGCTGGAAAAAGGGGTGACAGTGACAGGGGGCGTGTCCTCCACGCCAGCGGAGGCGCAACATTTCATCTGGTCTGCTCACATGGCCAGCACTCCACGGATCTCAGGGGAGGGCTTCACGTCCTGGGGAAACTGCGTGGCCAACTTCGCTCGCGTAGTGGTGGCGCGCCACGCGCGGAAACCATACACTTTGGAGGCGCTCACTGACACCATTAATGAGTGCCGTGGCATGGTGCTGATCGAGGGTGACGACCTGGTGCATGCCTTTGGTGCTGAGGTCACGAAGGCGTACGCGCGTCTTGGAGTGATCGCGCGTGCGGAAGACGTTCCTGCTGGACAAGGAGTGTTCCTGAAGATTCCATCTGACGGGGTGTACGTCCACCCTTCTTTTGACGCGGACAACGGACCGGCCTTGAAAGTGCTCAGTGGTCTGTTCTATACAAGCAACATTCACCTGCATTCGGTGAAAGAGAGGGCCCGAGAACAAATGGCCAAGGCGATCTCAGCACTCCACACGTCAACGGACAAGCAGACACGCCGATGCGCCGCTGCGATCATAAGGAGCCTGGAAGCGGCGGGCCACAGCTCGAAGGAGGTGGCAACAGCCGTAGAGGACCGGGCGGCCTGGGCGCAGGTGCAGTTGGGCGGCTGGTTTGTCAAGACGTTCCCCCATGGCGTCATCGGAACGACGAGAGAGAAGGTGGCGGCTGAGCTTGGAGGCAGCACACCGGAG